GCGATGCGATCGTTGCTGTGCGCCTTGGCACCTAAGGCCAGGGCCAGTAGATGCCAGAGCCGCATCAGCTGATCTGGCTGACAAGAAGTCGATCTAAATACCACTGCGCTTTGAGCAGTGATTCAGCGCCGCCTTTGCGCTGCTCGCGCCAGATGTACTTCAGCGCGTTGCCTTTGCAGTAACCGGCGAACTCTTCAGGCGTAAGCGCTGCTTGTATGGCATCGATGCACTCAATCTCTCCCTGCGTGTAATGGGCAGGATGGTTCACTGGGTCGTTCATGGTTGTCAAGGATGTATTGAGCGAAAGCCGCATGGGTCATCACGGCATGGGTGCCGGGAGGGCGCCCGTAAGACGCCTCCCACCACTGCTTGAAAGTGGCTTCAAGATCCATCAGAACGGCTCCTCGGTAGCGGCGGCACCACGTGGCAGGAACTCAAACCGCTGCACGCTCAAGATGTGCTTGCTGCGCTTGGCGCCGGTTTCCTTGTCCTGCCACTCCTGGCGGCGGATGCTGCCCGTCACCATGATCGAGTCGCCTTTACTGCACTTGTCGGTGATCACCTCAGCCGACTTGCCCCATGCCTCGATGTCGATGGCATTGTTGATCCAGTTGCCTTGCTTGTCCTTGCCTTCCTGGATGCCGCCTGCAAAATTGCAGACCATGGTGCCGCTNTCGAAGGCGCGGAGCTGCGGNTCNGTGATGATGCGAACGATGCCGGATGCGTAAAGGCTCATGTCAGTGGTGTGATGTTGTTGGCCTCTTCAAAGGCCAGGACTTGTGAAAGCGGATACCGGATGCGTGGTGTCCGAGATGGGAACCCGACGCGAGGCATCGTGTAATACGCAGGGCCAATGCCGCGGGCGCGTTGGTTTTTGATTGATGAAGGCTTCATTCCCCAACGCTTAGCCAGTTCATCATTGGTCAGATACGGCTCAGTCGTCAAAGGGATCAGCCTCCGCGACTGGTGCTGTCAGCTTGTCTTCACGCTCGCAGGCAAGCGCTAGCAGTTGCTGGTACTGCTCATCGCTCAGATCATCCTTACGAGCCTCCATCCGTGCTGTGACCTCCTCCAGTTTGGTCAGACTGTCAGCCTTGGCAATGGCAGCCTTGCCAGCGGCAAATACCTTGGCATCGCCTGCCTTGGCGGGCAGTGCCGGTGCATGTGCTGCAGTAGTGGTCACAGCAACATGCTCAACGGATTGATCCATCTCGTCGGTGCTGTAGACGCCTGAGAGGTCAGCAGGGAACGCCTTCCGCAACGCGAGGGCCTCGCTGCACTTGGCGATCATTGCGGCGGGCATCTTGGACCACAGGCCCTGTCCGGCGTTGTAGTCGGCAAACCGCGCCACACCAACGAATGGATGGCTGGCACCCTTGCGGTGAATGATCGTCTTGGCCGCGGCAGGTGGCTTGCTACCAAGCCACACGTCAGCCCATTGGCCGTCTTCACCGCACCAGTACGTCTCGGATCCGTCAAGCTGGCCGGTGCGCTCGGCGATGCTGCGAAGGCCGTCGATGCCGGCCTGGATGGTCATCTTGCCGCCACGTTTGATGGCATAGATCTGCTTCGAGAACGGATCCAAGCCCGTCCGATGGCAGGCATAGGCGAACAGGCGCAGCTCGTCAACACTGCATCCTGGCGCAATGGTGGTGCTGATCAGTTGGGTCTGCTCTGGTGTCCAGAGCGCAAGGCTAGAAGTCATCGGAGGTCATGGTTGGGGTGGCACTGAGCGCCCATGTAGGCAGCCGCAGTGTTTCGCAGGTGGTGCTGTAGCCAGGCCATTCATCAATGGCGCGGCAGTCGGCGATGGTTTGCAGGTTCTGGCGCCGTAGCGTCTCACCTGCTTTCATCGCCTCTGCATCCAGCTCATAGACCGCGACGCAGAACGGATAGGTCTTCTCCACTGCGATGAAGAGGAAGCGTTCGGCAAAGGTGCCCGCCAGATAGTGGCTGGCCTGAACATGGTAGCGGAAGGATGCGACGGATCGCGCAAAGGCTGCCGGACTGGCGTCCGTGGTGGTCTTGAGGTCAACCACCGTCGAGCGATCAAGCCAGTCCGGGCGGCACTTGCACCGCAAGCCGGACTGCGCATCATCAAACCAGAAACTCTGCTCAGCATTGCCGCTGGACAACAGGGCCGCGGCGTAGGGATGCTGCCGTACAGCACCAGCCATGGCCATCGCCTGCTCCATGTCGGAGGCGGTCACGGCTTCGATGCCGCTGGCCTCCATCTCGGCGGCCATTTCTTTTCCGGCCTTGGTGTTGCGCGGCAGGCAGATGCCGTAGCGATTGGCCAGCTCGTCAGGTTCCAGCACGGCGCAATGCACCAGGCTGCCCAGTTTCATCGCTGCGGTCTGCACCGACGGCGGACGACTTGGGTTGAGGAACCGGCTCCAGTAGTGGTACGGGCTGGCGGCGACGGCGTGCAGGTGGCTGGCGCTGATGGCCGGATCGGCGTGGTAGTCGGCGTTAGAGGTCATGCCGCCACACCATCACGCAGGTGGCGATGCAGCTTGCTGGCGGTGCCGTAGGTGGCGACCATCTCCGGGAACGCCGCAAGGATGCGACGCTTGTTGCCAGGATCAGCCTTCAGTCCGGCCATGCCGAGCTGTTGGAAGAATCCACCGCCGTATTGAACAGCAGTCTCAAAGGTCCAGTAAATGTCGGAGTCGTTCATTTCAGGGAATCACAGGCGGCTTTGATGCCAGCGTTGCAGTCAGCGTGCGTCATGTCGTCGAGGGCGCTAGTGAGGCACCAGAAGCCAGCAATCGACAGCGCGGCGAGCATCACGGCATTTTTGAGGAGGCGTTTCATGGCTCTAGAGGTGGGATGAATGCCGGATTGGGTGCGGCTCCGGCAGGCCGCGTGGAATCAAGCGGCGGCCTTGGCGCGTGTCACAGCTCGGTTGCCGAGGTACATGATTGCCTCGTTGAGAGTGCAGCGGCGGCCACAAATAACGAACATGCCTTCAGGCGTAACAGTTAACCCGTCGTGCCAGACGGTGGTGCCGGTTTCAAGGGCTTGGGCCTTGAGTTGAGAAGGTGAAGCGGTCATGGCTCTCGGTTNAGGGTGGANGCTCTCGCCTCCTGTCCCCAAATCGTACCACCCTATGCCGCCATGGTCAACCGTTGAACACGGCTGCGGCTAATGCCCATATGCTCAGCAATCCGGCGCTGGCTCCAGCCGCTGCGGCGCAGGCGCAAGGCGCGTTCCTTGGTGGTCTCGGTCGCCCAAAGCAGCACCACCAGGGGCAGCAGCAGCAGGGCAACGATCAAGGCGATGGTTGTGGTGGTCATGGTTCTCAGGTTGGGGTGAATGGTGCCGGATGGGCTCCGGCGGGCCGCGTGAGGGTCAAGCCCAGCTGAAAGGCTTAGCCCCTTGGTTCTTGAGTTGAACCCAGAGTTGGCGAGCGGTTTTGCGGCAATAATTCCATTGAGCGGTCATCTTGCGATGTTGCCGACCATTGATCAGCGTGACAGTCCAGCGGGTGACAACGATGAGGTCGTGAGTGGTATCTGTGTGCTCTGCAAAACTGAACACCTGCGGATCATCGCTGAGGCAGTGCTCGTTTGTGGCGTAGGTCATGATTCTCGGGTTGGGGTGCCGGGTCGTCCGGCTTGATCAAACAATACCACCATCGGCAACCATGGTCAACTGTTGAGAGCGGCCTCCGATACGGTTTCAGATGCGGCCACCGCGACCGCAGCACCGCGTCCATCCTTACGGGCAGGACCGACCGCTGAGCAATAAAAAAGCCCGCCGAAGCGGGCCAGTGCATCACCGTTCCAGGTCGTGCTCCAGGTCGCTGCAGGCATCCAGCAGATCAGAGAGTGGCCCCGAGCTGCACAGCTCGTCCCACTGCTCTTCAGAGCAGAAATCCCGCAGCGCTTGGAATGCCGTGACCACTTGCTCAGCAGTGTTGAGCGTCGTGGCCAGTTCCTGCAACTGGGTTGCGAGTGTATTCATCTGTCTAGGTGCGGTGGATCGCCGCCATCGCTGGCGACTTGGAAACAATACCACCACCAGCAACCATGGTCAACCCCTGCGCATCCTCCACGCTCCTGGCGACACCAGCAATGCCCCCAGCGGCCTGCACGGACTCCAGCCACTGCCGCTGCTCAGGCCTGAGCCTGCCGGTTGCGGTCTTGACCTCTATAGAGGTGAACACCGCCACCTGCTGCCCAACCATGTCCGGTGTGATCGTGCGCGTCGTCCAGCCGATCAGATCAGCGCTGCCCTTGCACAGGCCGAAGCTCACCGGGCGGCCATTGGCGTCACGCAGCGTGCCGGTGTTGTTGCGGTACAGGCGCACCGGGCCGCGGCTAAGGGCAAGGCGGATGTGCTGCTGGATTTGCTGCTCTGACACGCTCTAGATCAAGCACACGCGCCAATGGTATGGCGGCCACCTGAGGAACCACCGCATTGCCGAGCGCCTTCAAACGGTCCACCCGACCGGAAAGCCCATCATCTCCTCGACGAAGGACGGGTTGAGATAAATACCCCCCCCAGTCGGGACAAAGCGATCCGGCAGCAGGTCTCCACGCTGGCTCCTGCCTTTGCAATCCCGAGCCACTGGAGTGGGCAACATCCGCGCCATCACCGTTTCCAAGTTGGGCTGAAGCTCTGGCCGATCCTGCTGAGTGCGCAGATCCACGGTCATTGCACTGTTGGCCCTGGGGGTAGGCAACGCACCACCACCGATCACGCCGATGACAGGCACCCACATCTGCAGCCCGAATACATGCCCACTCAGCATCAAACCCTGCCTCGGCCAGCGTCCCGAGTACAACATCCATTCCGTTAGAAGTGATCGCTGCGACGTTCTCCAGGACGACGTAGCGCGGTCCCACCACGCGAACGACTCGCATGAGTTCGTAGAACAGGCCAGAGCGGGTGCCTTCTTTGATGCCGGCCTGCTTCCCTGCCGTGCTGATGTCTTGGCAAGGGAACCCTCCGCAAACAACGTCAGCTGAACCCGGCTCTGGGTTGAAGGTAGTGATGTCGTCGTAGATGGGGACATCGGACCAGTGCTTGCGGAGGATGGACTGACAGAAGGGTTCACGCTCAACGAAGGCAACGGTCTGGTAGCCGCCAACCAAGCGCTCGGCTGCGTAGGAGAACCCGCCGATGCCGCTGAAGGTGTCAAGGAGACGGAGCGTCACAGCCCATGCCTCTTGGCCAGTCTGGCCTGATAGACCCTCTCGGCCCATCCTCGCTTGTATCCCCGTTGCTGCGCTAGCTGGCGGAGGTCGTCGAGGGATTGAGCGGTGCCTTGCTCGCGCTTGCGCTCACGGGCAGCAAGCTCCACCAACTCACCCTCCACCTGCTGCAGCTCCCGCACCTCCGGCGCAAACTGATGGCCACATTCCAAGCACTGCCGCACCTGGCTGGCCATGGCGGCGAAGCACTGCGGGCACACCTTCACCGATGGCGCCTTGTCGCGGTCGCGCTTTGCGATCCCCTCCAGCGTCCACTCCCGTGGCTCTAGGTGGTGGCCGAGGCGTAGCGTGTTGCCCACGTGGTCGAGGATGACTGCCGCCTTGCCGGGTGATGGCCTGAGGCATCTACCGATCATCTGCAGGTGCAGGCTCACGCTCTGGGTTGGTCGCAGCAGGATGCAGCCCCCGACCGAGGGAACGTCAACGCCTTCACCAATCAGGGCGCAGGAGGTGAGCACGCGTATCCGACCAGTACCCAGCGCCTGCAGCAGGTCGCGGCGTGTGGCGCCATCCATGCTGCCGTCAATGCTGGCGGCTGGGATGCCGGCGCCCATGAACAGCTGAGCCACGGCCTCGGCGTGGGCCACTGAGCAGCAGAAGGCGATTGCCGTCTGACCGCTTAGGTGTTTGCGGTAGTGGCTCAGGCAGTCGCCCATGATCGTGCCTACGCGTTGCTCGGCCTCACGGGTGTCAAAATCACCCATCCGCTTCCGTATGCCGCTGGCATCGAACCCAGGCGGCGCTAGCACCCTCGCAGGCGCGAGGTAGCCGTTGTCGGTGAGCCATGCGGCGCTTGGTCCTTCAACCATCGCCTGATACCACTCGCCAAGTCCACGGCTATCTCCACGACATGGGGTCGCAGTAACCCCCAGCAGGTGCGCGGATCGGAAGTGCTCGATCACCTGCACCCACGTGCCTGCATTGCTGTGGTGCGCCTCATCGACGACCAGCAACTGAAAGAAGTCCCGAGGCAGCTTGTGCAGCCTGCGGGCCAGGGTCTGCACGCTGGCCACCTGCACCGCATGGCTCAGGTCCATGCCGCGGCCTCCACGGATGCAGCCATGGGTGACGCCCATGCCAGTGAGGCTGCAGCTGGCCTGATCCAGCAGCTCTTGCCGGTGGACCAGGATGCACGTGCGGTTGCCTTTGCGGGCAGCGGATTGGGCGATGTGGGTGAATATCCGGGTTTTTCCGCCACCGGTGCTTAAGACAGCCAAAACAGACTTATGGCCTAACTGGTAAGAGAGGCGGATCTGATCCACCATGTCCTGTTGGTAAGGGCGCAGGCTAAGCATTGGCTTTATTCCATTTGCGTGTAGGAGTTGCGGCAATCCGATCCATAGACCAACCTGCGCGTCTGCGCCCATAAAACCGCTGAACGCTAATGCCAAACTCTTGCGCCCATTCTTTTGGGTACATAGACCGTCCCTGCCATTCAATCGGCGCAGCGTCAGGAGCAAGGTGCTCACGCAAGTGATGGTCTTGTGTCATAACTTGCAGGTTTGATGGATTGTTGTTGTGTTTATCACCGTCAATGTGATGCACAATTTCGCCTGGCATTAGTGCCCTACCGAGCATTTGCTCAGCAACAACTCGATGCTCATGGCGACCATGCCGCTTGCGGTATGTGCTGGGCTTGACTGAATCAAGCCGAGCAATCTGAGCGGCGCGGTTGTTTGCGCGCCTCTCCTGTTCTGGTGTGACATAGTACGGGTCGCCATAGCGACGCATGCGTTGAGCGTGCATTCCGCACATGCCGTGGCAGTCGCAAGGTTTGTCGCAGCCTTCAATTTTGCAAACGGTAGGCATAGCCCGACAAGCGGTGGTAAGCAAATCATACCATTTGCCACCACCGGTCGGCAGCACCGCCAGCACCGCACGCTTGCCGAGCTGGTACTGCAGGCGGATGTCGGTGGTCAGATGTTGCTGGTAGGGGCGAAGGTTCACAGCAGGTCTCCGGCGTCATCCAGCAACGAGGCTTGATCGGGGATACGCGTGTCCTCCACGGCGATCTCCATGTTCTTGATCGCCTGCTTGTAGTAGGACTCCTTCAACTCAATGCCGATGCCGCGCCTGCCGGCTTGCACCGCGCCATAAACCTCGCTGCCGACGCCCATAAATGGGGTCAACACCGTCTCGCCAGGATTGGAACGCAGGCAAATTGCCCGATCAATCACGTCCAGCTGAAGCGGATGCACGTGCTTCTCGTCATCTTGATCCTTTGAATCACGAAATGGCAGCACGCGGCCCATATTGATGTCATCCCAGATTGAAGACGCATAGCGACGCCAAATCCAATGGCTGAATCTATTCTCGGTCTGCTTGCCTTTCCAGTTGCGGTACTGTTGCAGCTCCGCCGGAATCAGACATTCACCGGCGTAATGATCAAGTCCTGTCGGATTTGCGATCGGGATCTTATTGGTTCCACTACGGCGGAACATCAGCAAATAGTCAGCAGATGCAACACCTGCGTAGGCTGCATCATCGACGATGGTCTTGTGTGCCAAATTCTTAACCATGGTTCGATTGCGCACCCATAGTGGCTCTTTCCAAATCGTGTGTCGTGCCACGTAATGCCAGCCGCATTGTTCATGCAATGCAATGATCTTGCCAGGCAAGTCCATCAGCGAGTCTTGCCCGCTGTTGCCGCTTGGGATGTCAGTGCAATGCACGGCAGTCAGCCGACCTGGCAGGGTCAACCGATGCAGGTCGCAAACCACATAGCTGTAGTGATCCATGAACTGGTCGTAGTCTCGGCAGTTGCTGATGTCACGCTCGTTTGAGCTGTACACATACAACCCGGCAAAAGGCGGCGAGTAAATCGAGAAATGAATGGACTCGGAGGGCAGTCCTTGCATCACCTCAATGCAGTCGCCGTTGTAGATCGCGTAACGGTCGGTGATCACAGCCATGATGGAACCTCGATAGGTGCGGTGTTGTATTCTTTGCGCTGGATTTCCAGCGAATGATTCATTTCGGAAACCAGATTGCTGAACATTTGCTCAGCCTGTAACCGTTTGCGATGCAGATTCTCCATGATCCGCCGCTCGCCTTCCGTGAGCACAATGTCAACAGTCACTGGACGATCTTGGCCGAACCGCCAACAGCGCCTGACGGATTGGTAGTACTGCTCGAAGCTATGGGACGGAAAGTAGGTCACATGATTGCAGATTTGAAAGTTCAAGCCCCACGCGCCGATTTTGGGTTTGGTGATCAGCACTCTGGATTGTCCTTCGGCGAAATCAATCAATCGACGCTCTTTGATGTCGTCTTTGTCCTTGCCTGACACCTGAATCGAATCAGGAATCAACCTCTCAAGCATGTCGCCTTCCTCGTTGAGGTGACACCACACCAAAGCACTCTGCCCAGTGTTTGCAACCATGCTGGCAACCTGCTCGCATCGCTCAGCGACCGTCCGCTTTTTCTCGGCACGTTGTTCGCGTAGGTCAGTCGCTGGCATTGCAAACAACATTCCATCGGCAATGGTTTGAGTTTCGATCAGGTGATCATTCTCATGCAATGCAGGCAGGATGAACCGGCCATCATCAAAACCAAGATCTGACGGCTTGCGGCAAGCCCTGGCCCAACTTGTCACCCATCGCCAGAACGGCATCTCGGCGTGACCCTTGAAGCGCCACTTTGGCGCCTCGCCATACATGCGGCGACTGGTCAAGTTGTTCTGATCATTCTTGAAGAAGCGAGCGAGCATGTCCATATGGCCCATGTAGCCGAGAGCTTCGCTGCTGGTGCCAAGCTCAATAAAGTCATTCGGCGCAGCTGTTGCTGTTGCCAACAACCGATAGGGCACCTTGCGCATGAAGTCGGTGATCTCGTTGCGGCGAGCGCCATCAAATGACTTGAGGATGCTCGACTCATCGCACACGACACCAGCAAAGTCAGCAGACCTGAAGTGCTCCAGCCGCTCGTAATTGGTGATGACGATCCGTCCCGGCACGCTGCCATCGCTGGAGCGGTGACACTCAATGCCGAACTTCTCACCCTCGCGGATGGTCTGCGCAGCAACTGCCAGTGGCGTCAGGATCAGAACCGGCTTGCCCGTGTACTGCGCCACGTTTTCAGCCCATGTGAGCTGCATGGCGGTCTTGCCAAGTCCGCAGTCAGCAAAGATGGCTGCGCGGCCCTTGCGGACCGCCCACTCAACGAGTGACTGCTGGAAATCAAACAACTGCGGCGGCATGAACACAGGCTCAAAGCCGTGCGCCGCTCCCTCGTGCGTCTTCTGATCTAGGAAGTCTTGGTAGGTCATGGCCAGTGTCAGGCCTTGCCACCGTAGACTAACCGT